CTTGCGCCAGGGACATCGTAAGGGTATTCATCGGGCAGATACTGCGAAAAACCCTCAGCCAAAAGCTCAAACTCAAGCTTTTGCGCGTAATGAAGCCGTTTGTGGATCGCAGACATGACCTGCGCCCCACGCTCAAGCAATGCAAGCGTGGTTCCGACCGCTGCTTGTTGATTGCCGTCCCCAACTTGCATGTCGGCAACGCTGGCAAGACGCTTTCCGGCGTCCACACAAAAGCCAAGTAGCTGAAAAAGCGTCTGCGAAGGCTCTTTGTAGGGCAAAGGCAGCATGTTTTGCTGAATATCCGCCCCACCCACGTCAATATCACGCCATTCACCGGGTTGGATCGGCACATCGTCGTTCTCGATCCGTGCGCCTTTGGCCTTAAAGCCCGCTGGAAGGTTCGAGAGCGTGCCTGCATCCAACAATTGGCGCAGCGCCATCGTTGCTGTCTTCGAAAGACTGCCAATCAAGTGGACAAACCCAAGGCCATAGGCTCCCGGGCCTTCGATCAAGAGGTAATGAACGAAATAATTGCGCCTGTTTTTGAGTTTATCGCCCTCTTTCCAGTTGCGACGCACACCCAAGACCTTCTTTGAGGCGTCATCAAGCGTCACAACGTAGGGAAGTTTGATGCCTGTTGGCTCACCCTTCTCGTCTTTGTCCTCAAAACCGGGCAAATCCAAGTCCACCTGGAATTCCAAGAGGAAAATCTCCTCTGGATCACCGCTTTGTTGGATCCCAATCTGCTTATCTACTGAATATTGAATGCGATTGGCGTCTGCTGGAGCTTGCTCCGGGTCCACTTGCACATCCAAATACTCACCCGCAACCACCCGTTTTCTGAATTCGTTGGAATCCATCGGGATGCGGTGTGTGATCCGTGGGCATTGGCTCATGACGCTTGATCCGTAGTACGGGATAAACAAGTCGTCTGCCAAGACAAGCTTGGAAACCATGCGTCCAAGCTGAAAATCGTAGTACACCTTTTTAAATGCCGAGCCGCCGTAGCCTGTGTAAAACAACAACTGATCAAACTCGGGCGTGTACTCCTTCATCACCGTGGTGATTTGGTAGTTCATGAAGTCCTGTACGCGCGATGCCTGCTGCATCTTGTCGATCGTCTCTTTGCCCAAGACCTGCGTGCGCACAGGACCACCTGCTGGCATGAGCTCTTTTAAGGCTTGCGCCTGGAACTGCACAATCGCCTCGGTCAAAAGCGGGTGGGTCGCACCGGCTGCTCCTCGAAAGGGCTTGGTCCGTTCATCAAGCCTCAAGCCTAATAGCTCAAGGCCCTTGGCATAAGTCATCTCCCAGTCCTGGCGGCTCGACTTATCGACCTCGAACAACGCGCTTAGGTCAAGCGCAACCCGCTGCAAGACGTCCTCTTCAAGGACCGGGGCAAGGTTGTCGTAGAAATCAACCGAGTCTTCTTCCTCAATCTCAACGGTTGCACCTTCCTCGTCAATGACGATTTCAATGTCCTCGCCGTCATCGACCTTGATCGAGGTCTGCGGCGCTTCGTAGAGGGCTTTGTCGATGGGCATGTCTAGGCCTTAACGTGTTTGGCGATTTGCCTCAAGAGCATCTCTATATTGAATCAGCATGGGAGTCAAGTACCTATCCGACTCCTGAATAGCGTCGGGTTTAACGACTTGCGTTAAGAAGTCATAAACCTCCTCGTCGTAATCTACGGGAGCGGTATTGCCTGTTTTTGCGCCATTGCCCTTGATCTGCTCAACCACCCGATAAGGCGCATCTTTGCTTCCGTGGTTAATGACCTGGATCGTTGTCACAGGACGATTGCGGGCATTACGCAGACTATAGATCTCGTGTGTCCCTTCCTCAAATCCCTTTGTGTATCTTGGGCCGTAGCCAGCACCGCCTAGCGCATAGCCTCCCACCGAGTGGCCCACGTAGGCCCCTTCCGGTATGGTTGCCTCTAAATCTTCAATTCGCTTCCATGCAAACCCAGGATGCCGCTGATCTTTATCAAATTGAAGCAAAGGTTCACTGACGCCCTTGCTAAAGATGCTGTCCGGTGCTTTACCCGATTCCACCAGTTCCTTAATCCGTTGTCCTTCAAACTTTCGGTCAATTTTCTCTCGGTTAAATTTTGCAGATCCTACTACCGCGTCCTCAAACCGAATCTTATCAATCTCTTTGGGACTCAGTGTAGCGAGATAGTCGGCCATGTTTTCTGGATCCAGGATCTCTTGAAGGGGACCCGGTCTTACCGCCACGTCGTACAAGATCTCACCTTGATCCAACGCACGGCGAACGTTTTCAGGAACATTCTTCGTGGCCTCTGGGTCTCCTGACAACTTGGCCTGAATAAAATCATCCAGGTTATGGAGGTAGCCGCTGTAGTAAGGCTTACCGGTATCCCGCGCTGAGGTGAGAATCATCGGCTCTCTTACAAAATTCACAAGCCGTGGATCAAGGCCCTCGGCCTCAAACGCTTGTCGCATCTGATCATTAATGCGCTCAACCTCTGCTCGATACAGCGGATCCGATGTGTAATAGCTCTGTGGTATGAGTCCCGGCTTAAGACTCATGGGCCTGACATCAACCATCTCGTCGTATCCCTCAGTCACGTCCATGACCGCCCGAGGATCCTTTGGATAAAAAATGGGTCGTCCATATGCATCCATAACCGGCTTACCGGTTTCTTTGTCAACCTTATATTTCCCTTCTCCGGCTGCTTCAATCGCATACTTTCTTAGGTTGCGCATGTCATGCAAAGCAAGATTGCTAATGCGCCCCTTTTTGATGGCATCAAATATCGGATCTTTTTCCGTGCCCAGTTGCGTTGACATATAACGACGGGCTTTGGTGTCAAAGAACTTTTGAACGGCATCGGCTGTATTTACATCGCCGATACTAAAAGCGGCACTTTTACCTTGATCGATATATCTATCTAATGACGACTGAACGTCTCTGCCGCTGGAAAGTTTAACCCCGGAGAATACCGTGCCCTTGCCGTATGGACGCACCGCTCCCGCCATAGCTGGCCCCATGGCAGCGAGCGCTGTGGCAGCATCACCTGCTGAGGCGGCAACTTTTGCCGGTATGGCCGCAGCGGCCTGCACAGGCGGCATATTGGCAATGGCCTGCCCCGTCCGATACGCCTCAGACCCGGGAGCCGTGGGACTTGCGCCAAGGATCCCGGACAATAAATCCCTTGCAGGTGCAGCAGCCGGGAACATCGACTCCTTGCCCTGCGCTCTTGTTGCAGCAACGGTACGCCTGAGCCCTGGGGGCAGCTTGCTTGGCTGACTCTGCAAGCGATTCAACATGCGTTGAGATTCCGAGCGGATGTCCTCACGCTCATCGATCAACCGGCCTTCGGGGTCAAGCTGTGGAACTTCCGATGTTCCACGTGGAACATTCTTCTTAATAAACTCTTCCGTGCTTACTTCGCCGCCGTCTTGGTAACTCGGCACATCGGGAGCGTCTTCCGTAGGCTTACCAACCCAGGGTATGCCCTCTGTCTTCTTAGACGCGGGTGACTTCAACGCCTTCACGATCAACGCCTCAAGGTCCTTTTGGCTTTTGGCATCCTTTGCCATTGCAATACCCAAGGCGTTGTTGTGCATGTCCTGCTCATAATCGGGCGGCATGCTGCCAAATCCTGTTACATGCCCCAACGCCTTTAAGGGTGAGGTTTTGTACTCGTGCATCTTGCCAAGCGTCGCGGCACGTTCCGGGCCATACTTCATCGCCAAAATGCCCGCTGCCAACATATGTCGAGCAGCATCTTGTCTGTCGTACTGCCCACGCTCCTTGGGGTACAGCTCAAGCGCCCTGGTCCGAGCCTCATCGCCCACGAAGATTAGACTGGGGAGGTCCTTCTTTTCTTTCTTTTCTGCCATAGCTATCTGGGAGAGAAATTAATCGGATCCAAGGTTCGGAAGGCCTCGGGCACGTTGGACTGATCACTGGTTATGGCTCGTGATGCTTGGGCCAAGACTCCTGAGCCAGTCGGTGCAGGGGATGGGGCTGGCGGACCCGCTTGGGCTGTCGGTTTAAGCGCCGCAACTGCCGCTTGCAGTGCAGCCGTGTCAATCGTGCCGTCCGCCTTCCTAAATCCACCGGCTCGCAATTGATTCTGCAAACGAATCATGCCCGATGAACTAGGCTGGAACCCCGCTTGCGAAACAGCTTGTTGCAGTGCCCCTAATTGCCTTGTCCGATCGGCCCCATAGCGCTGACTTGCCGACATCGCAGGCTCATACAACGTATTCGTTAATGGGTCATAACTCCTGCCACCCAGCGTGAATCCCACATTCAATAGCTGCCTTGCACGCGAGGTGACTGTGGGTGGCACCCACGTCGTTCCTGATCCGGTGGCAGGCGAAAGCTTAGTCGGTGCGGTGTACTGAAAGCTTTGTGTCACCGGATCAAAGGTCCTGGCTGGAGACTCACGAAATTCTGTGTCAATCTCAGCAGGCTTCACTTCAGGCACGTCACGCACTTCTACCTTAGCCTTATCAAGATCAAGGGCCTTGGGTGCCTCAGGCATCTCCATCGCCTCACGGGGTTTGGGTAACTCAACAGGCTTTTTAAGTAACGATGCCTCATAGGCTGCACGCTCAGCGGGTGATAAACGCAGATCCACGTTCACATCAAAAGGACTCAAGGTCCCCCACTCAGCGCTTTCCTGGAAATGCTTTTCCATCTCCTGCGGCGTCAAACCCGACTGCATCCAATAATCAAGGCCCGCTGCCTCACCTTCTCTGGCAAAAATATTCTGATAGACCTGATTAATCGCAGCACGCCGCTCAGCCTCACTGATCCCGCCGCTCTTATCCACATCATAAGGCGACCACTGCTGAAACTCCTGGCTCTTGGCAATCTCTGCACGAAGCTGATCAGGACTTAAATTAGCCTGTTGCGCGGTGCTAGTCCACCAGTCAAGTCCTGCCTGCTCACCCTTCCTGCCCAGCGTGTTGCGGTAGATATCTTCAATCTGCTGACGCGTTGCATAGGTGGGAGCCGGAGGCGGAGTTGATATGGGAGCCGGAGGCGGCACCTTTGGCATCCAATCGTCAATGGATATAGCTCCAACCTCTGGGATCCCGCTTGCTGGCGATGCATTGATTGCTGGACGAGGGGCCGGAGCCGGGGCCGGGACTGGATTGATGGTTGGACGAGGGGCCGGAGCCGGGGCTGGTGCGGGTGCGATTGTGGGTGCGGCCTGGATAATCGTTGGTTTCGCTTGAGCAACCGTATCTTCTTCCTTGGGCGGTGGGCCAAACAAGACCGTGGGTCCGCCATCGGCAAAGCGCTGAATAGGCTGCCGAAGCAACTGCTGGAGCATGCGGCGTGATTCGTTCATGAGGGCTCCTTATGTGCGCCGACTATACCGCCACTGGGTTAGGTCGGTCAACACGGGCTAGTAGTAATCAAACTCCATCTGCTCATTGCGCTCGGGCTGATCATCGTCATCCAAGGCAACAAAATTCCCAGCCCGAAAGCGCATAATCGCCTGCACTGTGCTGTCCACCAAGTCATCATTATCCCCATTGGGAAAAGCAGCACACTCCTCCACCAATTCCTCTGCCCACTTCGTTTGCGGTGCCCAGACCATCCCCGCCTCAAACACGGGTGCCACTGAGTTCGCCCTGGCAATCTTATCCTGGCCCGCGCGCCTTCCACCGGGACTGTACATCGTCACCGGTATCCCAACCCGGCGCAACTCCTGCTGCAAGGTCATCCCCGTGGCCTTGGCCTCGATCAACACATTATCAGGCTTCCAATAATTATACTGCTCCCTGGCAATACGTTTCAGCTCCGGGAAGTCCCATCGACCTTTTTTAACGTCCAATAAGATGATCGCAGCGCCTTCATCGTAGCTGGGCCTAAAAACTCCCCAGGTTGTGATGGCAGAGAAGTCTGCTGTCTCCTTCTTGCTGTATGCAGTGTCATAGCTCTGAATAATGTAGTCCACATGGGGCGTGTAGTCATGTTCCCAGATCCTCCACCACTCACGTTTAAGAATCGCACCCTCATCATTCG